GCTGCTGCTTCTTCTGCAGCAATTCTATCTGCTTCTGCTTGTGCAGCCTCAGCTTCTGCCTGTGCTGCTGCTTCTTCTGCTGCTATACGATCTGCTTCAGCTTTTTCTGCTGCTTCTTCTGCAGCCTGGGCTGCTGCTTCTGCCTCTCTAGCATTTGCCTCTGCTATTGCTGCTTGTCTTTGTGCTTCTGCTCTTAATTCTGCTTGTCTGACTGCCTCTTCTTCGGCCAAGGTATTATCAACTATTGATTGTGCTGCAGATACTGCAGAATTCATACTGGCAATTGCTGGAGCAATTAAGGCTACAGCTTGATCTGCAACATTTGTTGCATATGTTAAATTAGCTATTGCATTTGTTGCTGCTGTGTTTTTAATATTATATTCTGTAGTTGCTGTAGTTACATTTTGAGTAGCAATTGTTTTTTCTGCTGAAGCAGTATTTTTAATTGTAATTAAACTATTTAACTCAGCGGTTTCTTGTTGAACTACTACCTGTTGATCTGCTATTTGTGATTGCAGTTCTTCATTTCCAACAGATGTCATAGATTGCACTGCCTGTCCAGTTACTGGTCTAACACCAGTTCTAGGTCCACCATAAAGTCCACTAGTATTACCAGCAAGTGTTGCTGTTGCAGTCCATTCTCCAGATTCTGGGTTTACTATCATAAACAAATCAGTGTTGGTTATTGGACCGTTGTTGTCTCCAAATCTATGTAAATCCCAAGAAATTGCAAGGGTATTTGATGTTGTTGTAACAGTAATAGAAGCACCTGGACCGCTACTCATGTAGTCAGATTGAAATACATATATACCCGCAATTGATGGCCAATCCCAATATGTATGATCTCCTTGGCCAAATGTTAGTGCTGACTTAGATGTTACATATAATTGACTATTATTTCCTTGGCCTTCATACAATGTTCCACCTAATTTAATATCAAATGGTGTTGTAATTTTTGTAGAGGCATCATTCATTGGTGGCAAAACCACTGTGCTTACTATATTTGTGTCTACATTTTGTGGGGCAACATAGCCAGGAGTGGTGTATGTCATAGAGTTTGATGGGGTATTTTGTAAGTCTATAAGTTCAGATGTCTCAGTATTAACAACAACTGTTTGTGAGTCTACTGCTGATTTGGCAATATTGAATTCTGTTGTCTTTGTTTGAAGGGTGACTGTTGCTGTTTCAAGATTAGAGATAGCAATATTTTTTTCTACTATTGCTGTAGCAGTTGTTGTTTCTGCCTCTTCTTTGTGTTCTATAGCCACAGTAGCACTATCAACTACTGCTTGAGCCTGGACAATAGAGTTCTTAGCCTCTGTGATAGTGGCTGTAATGGTCTCTGTAGGGCTTTCAATGGCTGTTGCGTTATCTTCTATAACTTCTATATCATTTTCAGCCTGAGCAATTGTAGTGCTTGCTACCTCAATTATGGCTGTTGCAGTTTCTGTTGATACGTGAGCTATTATTGATGATGAAGTATTTATAACGGAAGTTGTGGTTCCAGAAGGGGATACTTGAACTGTATTATTCTCATCAGCATGTGCATAATCTGCAGGAAAGAAGATCATCCAAAGTGTTAAAAGCAACCCCACTAATCCTGTTTTGATTAGTATATTTTTAATTTTCTCTCCTACTAGTCTGTGGTGGTGACTAATAGTCCTATTATATCATTTAATTCAAATTATCTATTAACAATCCTGCTCTTGGGCCATCACACCATACTGCATGTGAGTTTTCTAGTGGTAAATATAAAAGATCTCCTGGATTTAGCGTATATGTTATTCCTCCATCTATTTGCCAGAAAGAAGTTCCCACTATTTGCCAATAAAAGATATCGTGTGGATCATGGTGATCTGGAACAAACCTATTAGATAAAGAAATTCTTATGCCCTGATAGTGCCAATCTAGATCACAATTGTGTCCATTTTTATTATAGTATCCACATTCTTTATTTTCTTTTGATTGGTTAAGTTTATAGATTAGTTCAGATACCCCTTTAAATTCTTCAAAAATATTATTAGTCTGTGGAGCTAACCACATTTTATTTTGTATCTGTAAGTTTCCTATACAGTCTAAAGTTTCTAAGTTTTGGAACTTTTTTACTTTTTCACGCAAATGTGGGTTATCTAATGTAGACTCGTTATATATGTGTTTTACTATATCTTCCCAGGTAATTTCTGGCATCTGATATTTTTCAAATACTACGCCGTGTTTATTTTTTTTTGCTTCTTGAATTAAATCAAACATGGTTCAATTATACCATTTGGGCAACAAAAAAGGGAGCCTATATTCAGACTCCCCAAATTGTTGGATTAAATTACTTAATTAAAGCAATCTTAGCCTTTGGATTTTTTGCATTCCACTTCTTGGCAAGTGCATTAAACTTTGCCTTGTGTTCTGCCTTTGCAGTTGCAAGTGCAATGTCTGCTGCTACCTTTGCGGTAACTGTTGCTGAATCAGATGCTGCCTTTGCGTCTGCAAGTGCCTTATCTGATGCAACCTTATCTGCTGCACGACCAGCATTTGCTGCTGCTAGTTCTGCAGTAAGTCCTGCAACTCTTGCATTAAGAGCAGCAATTGTTCCATTAAGATCTGTTACTGCAAATGATGCAACAACTGCCTTAACTGGTGCAGCAAGACCTGTTACTGCTGTAGCAGAGGCTGCGCCTGTTGCTGCAACTGTTACTGTTCCTGCAACTGCAACAGCTAACTTTTCAGCCTTTGAGCCAAGTGTTAGTGTTGAGTCTGAAGCAACGTTTGCTGCTGTTGATGTAATGATTGACTTTGAAATTGAGGCATCTGCCCAAGTTCCGCCAATAAGTGTTGCTGTTACTGTTTCTGCACCTACTGGGTTACCAAATACGTCTGTTACATTTACAGAGACTGATGGGATTGTTCCTACTGCTACTGCAGATGGAACTGATAGGCCAACATTGTATGCTGATCCTGCAATACCCTTAACATAAACAATAGTTGAATAAGCACCATTTGTAATAGTTACTGATCCAGTATTTGTTGATGTTGTAAATGCATATACAGTAATTGCAGTTCCCTGTGATGTTGCTGAATATGATGTTGTTCCTGCTGATGCAAGAACTGGTGCTGTTGGAGCATTGTCCAAAGCTAGAACAAGCTTAACTCCACCTGCTGATGCAAATGAAACTACTGTTCCTGTGTCTGCAGTTGCAACAAGTGCTACAGCATCTGCTGAATCAACCTTATTGTCTGCTGGCACATTTGCAGTTGCTGGTGCAGCAGCAGTTGTTGCGTTTGCTGATCCTGCCACCGTTACTGCAAGAGGTGCTGCACTTGAAGGTGCAATTGTCAAAGCTGTGCTAGTCATGGCTGCAGCGATGATTAGCGATATCTTTTTGAATGAATTCATCTTTCTCCTTGTTAGTTTGTTTATATTAGATTAAGTTTATCAAGAAAATCTCTAACATCGTTAGGCATTTCCCGATTATCTAATTCTACCATATCCCTTTGCTTTTGTGCAAGTCGTGCACTAGAGCTCCAAGTATGGACATCTATCTCTATATTAGTATTCTTTTGTGTATGAGAAATAGCTCCAAATACTGCTCCACATACTGCGTCTGCTAAGTCTTTAGATTTTTTGCGTGGGTGATCTACTCTGTTACCCTTCATTATTTTTAATTCTGACATTTCTTCCAGCAGAATTGGAATCATAGGAATGGCAACACGCTCTTCATATATCATCATTGCTAAATCTTCATAATGTTTTTTGGCTACAGAGACAGTCTCAGTTCTTATTCCAACTGCCTGTAACTCATTTTGAATATCAAATGATTGCCAACGGTCAAATGAAACCATGCCTAGATTAAACCCTTGTCTACGTAAATTCATAATCCATTGCTTTACTTCTGATAAATTTACTGGCCCTTCTGCTCTTGGCTCCCACCATGCAACGGCATCAACAACAACAATCGGGGCTACTTGCTCATAATCTTTAATTACTTGAATACTTACCCACTTATCAACATGCGCTATTGCTACGGCACACTTATCGTGTTTCTGTGCAAGGTCAGCATGAATATAATAAACCTTGTCTGGATCTGGCTTAAAGGTTTCATCAAACCTTCTAAATGAGTCTAATGGATTTCTAGAATTCATGCATCTCTCTAACTTATCTTTTTGTTTAAAGAATGCGTCAGAAGCATAGGTTGGCATACAGGCAAAACGCATCATTGCATCACCAAGGTCTGTATAAAAAGCTAATTTAAAATCTTCTATCTTACGTGTAGGGTTTACTTCCCATGTAGGTCTTTTGAATGCAAATACTCTTGGTATTTTATATTGGAGGATTGTATCTTCATCCCACGAAATTTCAAATTGATTTCCTGGATCATCATGGGGCAAATCTTCATTCATTATGAAGGTGTGTGTGCGTTCAATAGTTTCTTTTTCAGCAATAACTGATTCATACCGCTGAGAAATAAAGTCACCTTGATAGCGTGGGAATGAAAGAAGAACCACCTTGCCTAGGTCGGGAAAACGAGAGTCTACTGTTCCACGAAATGCTTTATAGATATTATCTGCAGTCTTACCCTGTTCGTTACCCGTTCCAACTTCTGTAGCAAAACCAGAAATTTCATCAAGCACTGCCATTAAAAGGTTTAGACCCTCGTGAGATTCTCTTTCTGAGTGACCAGAGTAAACCGTTATACCTTTATCAAATTCAACCGAATCTGCTTTTGGATTATATTTTCCAGCAAACCAAGGTGACTTTTCAACCTTTGTTTTAAATCCTTTAAAGAAAACATTTTTAGCCTGTTGTGCGTTAACAGCAACGTTAATAATATCAATAGCATCTCCTGGTGGTTTGCCAAAATAAACTGCTGGATCTTTAAGGCATAAAAGTTTATACACTACATATGCACATGCTACTGTTGATATAAAGTCTTTTCCACTACCCTTACCAAGTTGAAGAATAAGTTCATTCTTGGTATATTTATTAAAATGTTTTGTGCCTTCTGCTTCACCCATAAGATCAATTAAATCTTCTTTACGATAGATCTGGCTCATAGCCTCTACAATTTCATATTGAATATCAGATAAAAGTGGTTGCCCTAAATACTCTGGAGACTGCACAAAAGTTTTTACATCTACTGGGGTTTCAATAAAATGATTTTCTTTTAAGACATCAAGAAACTCATTGAACATCGTGGACAATTGTAATCACTTCGCCTTCTTTTGCAATAGTTGAAAGCCTTTGCATAATTAAATCACGTATTTCTGGATGTTCAGAAGCAACATCACGGAGTATTCCTATTAAAACTTCTTGTCTGCGTTCAATTTCAACCATTTCTTCTGCAAGTTCTTTATTTTCAAGAAGTCCAGCCTTTTGTAACATTTCAATTCTAGATTTTTCAATATCCATAACAAGTTTAATTGATGCTGTTTTGGCACTTAAATTATTAGTAAGGCTTGCCTCATCTATAACTTCGTATGCTTTTGTAATTAACTTTGTATAGTGTGTATCTGCTCCTACTAAAGCTTCTTTAGCCCGTGCACGAATAGCATCATTGGCAGATGCCATAACTTTCCACTCATTAATGAGGGCTACAACTCTAACCCTTGGTATGTCCAGTTCTTTAGAAATAACAGTTGGATCATTTCCCTTTAGGTATTCAGAAACGACCTGATTGACTTGATCAAGATGGCTTACTAAATCAGACTCAGTTGACATATTTGCCCTCTAATCTATTAATCTCATCTTTAATATAAAAAATTGCTTTTTCAAGATCTTGGATAGTTTTTGCTTCATCTTTTAATCCTGCTCTCCATAAATATTTAAAGGCATTCCCAATGTTAAAATTTCTATGTCTAGTAATTTCAATACACTCAACGCCAGATGGATCAGTAGTGTAGTGTAATGGATTGTTTACTTGATCAACCGTAATTGTAAGACTATTATTCAACGTCTTCATCATCATCCCAATCAAAAGCTTCTGGCAATCCTCTTAGTGCTGTAATGGCATAGGTTAGTCCTACTGCACCAGCAACGCCAATTCCTATGAAAATCTTTTGTGCTTTGTTCATCGTCTACTCTTTCTTAATCCAAATTTTGCAAGATAAACATAGATTGTTTCTATGCTTGCCCCACACTCTTTTGCAATATCTTCTGGAGATTTTTTATCCATAAGATACCTCTTACGTAGCCAAACCTCTGATGTATATAGTTTACCACCCATAGTTTTATTTGTCAACTTCTTTTTCAGAAATATCATAGTTAAACCTATCGGAGTTTTCTAAGATCCATTTATCTTGATTTTCAACATCATATTTTTTTTCATTAATTATCCTATCAATGAGATAATCTTTTTCAAGAGTAAAAGATGGCTCATATATACGAACTCTATTATTAGGCTGAATAGCAAAGTTTCCGTCATCTCTTTGTATAACGTGACCACACTTGTGATCTGCTGGGCTTTCCGAATATCCGTCATCTAAAACATTTGTGTCTGGATTATGCCAGTCTAGTGTAAACAAATAGGTTCCCTTATTCATTGTTTTTGTTCTGTCTATGTAAGACATTCTAAGGTTTGTTAGATTTTCAAATCTTGTTACAGCAATATGGTGACTAAAAGAATTCCATAAAACTAAATTATGTAGGTCTACTTCAGGAACACCTGGCTCTGTGCAAAAAGCAGAAATTGGAAGTCTCCACCAAAGGCCACCATCTGGCATCATAATATGAAAAAGTGGACTTCTAGACTTTAGACTAGAGACACCAAAAACAACACACTCAAAATATTTATCATGGCTATCCTTATGATTACGTAAATAGTTTCCTCTTACATAACAATTTATTGGTGGTATGTTTGCATTTAGCTCTGGCATTATAGATTATCTCTTTCTGCTGTTTTTAGTTTATCCCAAAATCCACCAGGATTTCCTTGATATATTTGTCCAGTTTCCCGATCTATCAAAAGCCATTTTGTTGGCGATAAGGTTTTTACAGTCAAGGTTGTGTTTTTTTCTTCTTCTTTAAAGATAAAACTATTTCTTTCCATTATTTCCTACCGCCTTATCCCAATTATTTATAGCCCAATGCCCAATCCCTACCGCATCAGCAACGTCATTATCATCAATAATTTTATCATATTGCATGTTAATAAACCTGATAGTCTTTTGCTTTCTTATTTCTCTTTCATTGGACTTATGCCATGCTTCTGACTTCCCTGGATTTTTTGATCTTATAAAAAATTTTTCATCCTTAGTTAGTTTCCCATTACCTATAGATATTTGCCAAGTAATTGGGGCGACAGTTCCTATTACCTTGGTTCCAGTTAATCCAGCAGCACCTAACAAAGCTCCTTGAACAAGGGCTAAATCAGCAGCAACTTTTGGGGAATTCATAAACACAGTATGCTCAATAACAATAGCCTCAAACCCACCATAGTAATCAAAGAAAGCTTTTGTTTTCTTGCAAGCATCCATTACTTTTTCGTATGTATTATTTCCTTCAAATTTGATTTTTCCAACAACGCCAAGTGTTTTTTCTTTGGTATCAAAAAGGGCAAAGGCAAGACTATTAGTGCTTGCATCAATAGCACATATAGTCTTAGGCATTACTTCAAATCCCCATTTATTCTTGCTCATAGTCAATAAAACCTTTCAGCTTTTTTAACATCTTTGCAACTTCTTTTTCACTAACATTACAATTAGCGCAAAATCCAGAATCATTATAGATGGATAGATCAGAATTGCATCCACCCAAACATTTTCTTACTTTTCCGATTCTGCTTTTTCTACGTTTTGCATTATATTTTTCTACAATTTTTTCTTTTGTGGCAGAACTTCTACATTCTTCTCCACAATATATTTGATAACTTACTTTTGGCTTAAAGTATGTATCACAATAATTACACAGCTTCACTCTGTTCCTTCAGTTCTTTAAGAGATGCTATCTTAAAGACTCCAGGGCCTGCCTCATCGCATGTTTTTTTGATTGGACAGTTTTTACATATTTTAGAATTTGATCTATAGTTTTTAGTTGGTAATGTTTTATCTTCCCATACTTTTCTAACAGATTTCATCCACTCAAAAGCTTCATCAATCCATTTACGATAGTAGTCATTTACTGCTACTGGAATAATAAGCAACTCGTGATTATTTTTATTTTCATAAACAAGAATGCCTTTACCTTTTTTAAGAATCTTCATATAGATTAATATTTGCACAACGTGGCCCATTTTTGGCTTACCTGTGCGTTTACGATATTCAAATACTTCATTGTTAGATGTTTTTACTTCAACAACAATATCTTCATCTTTCCACCTAATGAGATTATCCACATATCCAAATATTGGTGGATCTTCATTTGTAAGCTTAAATTCTGAATCAATTGATATACCAGAATTCTTAAATGCTGTTTCAATTCTTCCATGTGAAAGAGTTCCATTAGTCATATTGGCAACACCATAAGGATCTGCATTGTCCTCAAACATAGCACCTTCAAAAGCTAGATACCAGTATCTTGGACATTCTCCATGTCCATAAGCAATTGTTGATGGACTAAAAGTTTTCTTTTGTGTATGCTTAGGATCACGGCCAACAAGATACCCAGCCTCAATAACCTTAATTAGTTCTTTAGCGTCTATCTGTGCTGCTGTTTCTACTTCTCGAATCATTATCTGTTTCAATAAATTTTTAGTCATTTTATCCCCTTGTTCATATAAGTATAGCAGGTTAGCGCATTATATACTTGAGTGCTGACACCAAGTTATTGATAGATTCTGCTGCTGTATAGTAAATGTTTTTCTTTGCACGATCATTCTTATCCACATTAGCCATCCAGGTAGCCCTAAAAGCCATCTTTGCTGCAATTGCTTGCAATCTTACAATCTCAATACTTGCCACTTGAGCTGGAATATCTGGCTTAATTATTACCTTAGCAATAAATGTTAGGGCAGTAGTAAGTTCTTCATCTTGCATGTAGTCTGCTATTTCTGTTAAACCATTTACCATCTCTAATGTTGTTTTTTGTGGAGCTTCACTTGTCATTATCTTCTCTTTCTATTAATTGTTCTAGCATATCTAACTCTATTATAGCAAGTCTAACTTTTTGTGTTCCCTCGCCTAAAACTATAACCAATGCAGGATCCATACTTTTTTTAAGAGCATCTGTAACTATCTTAGCCCACACATCTTGATTCAATGTAAAAGATTTTGAACATTCTTTAAAATCTAAAACAAAGTTATGCCAAGAAGCATCTCCTTTAGTATTATTTCTACCAGAATTTTTATGTTGCTTGGCTCCAATTCTTTTAGATTCAGACCTTTCACTCATCAGAAAAATCTTTTCTTTTTTTCTTAACTGGTATTAAGCCGACTTTAGACACATGCTTTTTACTACACATCCAGGTTGCATCACCACTATCAAGCCAAAGTCTTAAAGATAAAACTTCTTCTGAACATTTTTTACAAGGAAATTTTCCTGGAAATACCTTAAAATCTTTTTCAGCCATTATTTAGTTTATCTCTTAATGATTGTTGTAAATCAAGATCTTCTCTAACTCTTGCAACAAAGCCATCTCTACCTTGAACTTTAGTTCCATCTTCAAGCTGATACCATGCACCAGTTCTATTAACTAGGCCTACAGCTTCAGCAGTATCAACAAGATCGCCGATGGAATCAATACCAATATCATCACCTCTAAAATAAAAATCATATTCACCAGACTGAAACCCAGGAGAAGTTTTAGAAAACTGGAGTTCCCATCTAATCTTTCTACCAATTTTTTCTTCAATAAGTTTGTCACCAACATGAATTTTCCCCTTAATTGCTTGATTATCAGACTCTGACGAAAACAACTTAATAACTGTTGACGAGTAAAATTTTGTAGCCTGTCCGCCAGTTGGTTGCTGACTTGTATACATTGCATTAATGTTATTACGTGATTGAGAAATTAATACAAAAAGTGTTGGCTTAACTTTATTATTAGCATAATTAATCATCTTCCAAGCGTTGCTAAAGTCACGAGACTCAGCACCAATTTGTTTAGTATTTTCTAATTGTTTAAGTTCATCAGAATCTTTTTCAAAATATATAGCAGGAAGCAAAGATGTAATTGAATCAACTACAACAATATCTACACCAGCATTTATAAGGTTAGTTCCTACATCTACCATTTCATTGATAGTTCTAGCCTGTGAATAAATAAGTTTAGAAGAGTCTACCCCCAGACGCTCTGCCCATACTTTGTCGTATGACATTTCAGCATCGATCCATGCACAAACCTTTCCTTCTTTTTGGGCTAGGCCTATCATTTGAAGGCATAGAGAAGACTTTGCTGAGGACTTAGAGCCCCAAATAAGAACTTGCCTACCATAAGGTAGACCCCCAGATAAAGCACGGTTTAAACCAAAGCTAGGGGTTTCTGCGTATTCTGTTGCTGGGACTGAATCACCAACCATAATACTTTTTCTTAATTTAGGGTTAAGAGCTGCTAATACTTCTTCCATGCTAACCATTTATATCCTCCAGTGTTATTGTTCCATCTTTTGTTTTACCAAAACTAAATTTATAAAATTTTCCTTCTTCAATTTTCATATATGCTTTTGGAAAAGCTGTTGGGAAAACTGTTATAGAATGTAGATCTCTACTTGTATCTGCAAGTGTTAGAGACGCCATCTTCTTGCCAGTCTTTGTAACCCTAGGCTTAAAGGATACAACAAACATTTCCTCATCTTTAAATGGAAGCTGTTTGTATCCTAAAAACTTTACCAAAGCATTATCAGAATTCTTTATTTCATCAACAGGTATTGCAGAAACAATCCTATTGTCATTTGCAAGAATAAGATAAGTGCGACCAGTCTCAATAGTCGTAGATTCTTCATCAAATATACCAACACTACCAGTTTTGTCCAAAATTTCAACTCTTGACCACCCAGTTCCTCTCTTAATTGCCTTTACCATTCCTAATAATATAAATGATCCCTTTTCCTCAAACTCTTCTACATCTTGAATAAATGCATAGTAGTGAGAAGGAATTGTTATATTAAACTCAGGAAGGTTAAGGTATTCATAAAGATTTTCCTTAATCTCTTGATCATTTCTAGGATTATCTTTAAATGTTGCAGCACCTATATATCTAAGAGCACTTAATGCCCTGCTGTTTACTCCATTACCCTTTGTAAAGGTAAACTCTTCAAGTTCTTTATATGATGAGAATGGTCTTGCAGCTATATATTTTGCAGCAATGTTATCTGATATAAACTTAATTCCAGTTAATCCAAACCTTATTCCCTTACCCTCAATTTTAAAATCAGCATCTGAATCATTTATGTGTGGAAGTTTAATCGCAATCCCCATACGCTTTGCCTCAATCAAATACTCTGTTCTTCCATCTTTATCTTTTTCATTTTTAAGAAGTGCAAACATAAACTCAAGAGGGTAGTAATACTTTAACCACGCCGTCCAATACGAGAGAGTAGAGTAAGCGACTGCATGGCTCTTGTTAAACGAGTATCCCGCATGTGCCTCAAAGTCTTGCCATAAATCCAAAGCTTCATTAGGACTAATATAGGCAGAAGCACCACTAATAAAACGATCTTTAAAAATGTCAAATTCTTTAGCATCTTTCTTCTTTCCAATAATCTTACGAACCTTATCAGCTTCAGACATAGACATACCACCTAAGTGAACACATGCCTGCATAACTTGCTCCTGATAAAGAACACAACCATAAGTATCTTTTGTAAACGGTTTCATAATTTGGTGACTATAAGACACATTCTGCTTGCCATGTTTACGTGCAATATAATCTTTACCAATTGTATTCATAGCACCTGGACGAACTAAGGCATTTGATGCAGCAAGTTCATCAAGATTTTTAACACCCATTTTAATTAAAAGGTTTGTGTATGGTGTTGCTTCACACTGGAATACACCTTTTGTATACCCGTCAGAAAGCATTTGATAAACATTAGAATCTTCCATGTCAATTGAAAGCAAATCTATGTCTACATAGTGATTTTCTTTAACCATGTTAACAGTATCTTTAATTACGGATAAAGTTTTTAATCCAAGTGCGTCGATCTTAATGAGGCCAATCCGTTCAGCTTCCTCCATATCAACACCAACAACAGGTATGCGTTCATCAGACCCAGGAGAAGATCTCGTCTCCATCGGAGCAAACCTAAAAATTGGATCTTTGCTAGTGACCACACCAGCAGCGTGTATGCCAGTGCCACGAATACGACCACGAAGTTTTTCACCATATATCTCCACCTCTGGATATTTTTCACGAAACTCTCTAGTTGATTTTGATGTGCAAAAATCATCCCA